TGCGTATTTACTCCCTGGCTCCAGTTGTTTTTGTGCCGCCATTATAGAACTCCTTTACTATCTTCGCTATTGTTAATGCATCATTAAATCCATTACGAAGTGAATTTGACCTGTGGCCATTTTCAATAAACCATTCTATTGTATTTATATCTGAACCAGACACCTCCATATTATAACCTCTAGTAAGTTCTTCAAACTCATATCTTAATTGAACAATCCTTGTTAATCCTATTGACATATCAGTGTCCAAACATTTTTCGTTTTCTATATTCATCAATTGTGTCCTCTAATAATTTAGTCCAGTTATCTCTATGTTCAATGAACACAGACGGTTTTTCATGGTCAACATCCATAATTATTACAACGTTTGGTATTGACATGCCCGTTCTTTCTTCCCACATGATAGCATATGCTGCACCTTGTGCGAAATAGTTTGTGATTCTTTCTTTCTTCTTTACGTATTTAGAAGTTTTAAAATCAATTATTGAGGGTACTCCATTAAACTCTGCAATGACATCGCATCTGCCGGCAAGTTTTAAGTGGTGACTAAATAAAGGCACCTCGAGACCATATATTTTTCCAATATTATTATCAAGGACAGGCTTGAGATTTTCAAGGCTCTGTTTGATGTGAGGTAATTCTTTTGATGTGTCTTCATTATTTAAATACTTTTCTAGTACGTTATGAACATTAGTACCACGTCTAGATGCTTTGCCACTAATCATATTAGCTTGTTCTGCGCCTACTCTTTCACGCCAAGCCCTTATAGCATCTTCACTAAGTATACTTAGAACTGTTGTAATACTAGGATAAGACTTACCATCAGGAGTATTATAAGTTCTGCCTGATTCTGTAGTTGTAGCATCCAAATCTTGATAGCCAATATCAATTGTTTCATGGTTAAATATTTTTCTTTTCATTTGTTGGTGCATTATATTTAAATATTTCCTTTATTGCTTCTTTGTTAACGCAAAATATAGCTTCAGGTTTATGTTTAAAGTTATATTCATTAGCTGCAGTCCTATATATATCCATGTTATTTACTTGCACGTAATTATAACATTTCATATACTCATCAAAATTAGGTTTTGCAAATACAAATAATGGTCTATCAACTTCTTGAGTAGATGCTAATACAAACGTTACTACTATAAAAAATGCATTCATGATTCTTGTCCTATATTTTTATTGTATTGTCTTTACCAGAACCTGCTTTAATTCTGGCAAGGTTGTCTTTCCACCCATTATCAGTTTTTGATAATAGGCTACCTTGTCCAGAAACAATTCCTGGAAATTTAATCACTTTTATACAATTATGTTCAGTAAGATACTCTTGTAATTCTTCTGACTTAAGCATAATATCGTATTCGTCACCTTCTTCTAAAGGCTTAACTGTGTACATCGGCACCTTGGTATCCTTCCCACCAATCCGGAGCTGATCTTCCCCAGTCCCATTTGGCAAATGGTTTTGCTGTGTGGTAATAATTTCTGTATGCTTGTACTGCATCACCTTTAACAATACAATCCGGATATTGAGACATTGCTTGTGCAAATTCAGTAAGACCAACATCCGGTATATTTATAGGTGGTTTGCTAAGAACTTTACCTAGCTTTACAAATGTTGCATGTTTTTTGTTTCTACGAAATTCGAATTCGTCAGACAGCGCTACAAAGTGTTGGTAATGCCAGTTATAGTTTTGTAAGCTAGCCATTGTCCACACTGTGCATGGATGATATTTGTGAACTGCTGCATAGTATATATCATCACGTTCATTGCCAAACGTGTAATATTGCTGCATAGTTTTACCAGACTTAGACCTGCGTCTTTCAGGCGTACCGTCAAGCAGCCTATGAGATGTACACAACATTTGTGCTGCTTCGATAATCATTTTAGGTATGTGCTTATCACACATCATGATAGCAGCTTTTGCTGGATCTTTATGTAACACAAAAATATTCATACTTTCACTTTCTTAAATAATATATTAATTATACCATGCTTTTTGCAGTTTGTACACAGTTATTTTTTTAGTTGATTTCAAAGTTAATCTTGTAATAATTTTGGAAAAGCTTCTTCTACAACTGGTCTAGAAATCCCAGGGATTTTCTTTTTATTAATCATTTTTAAAACTAATTTAGCATCTTCTGGGTGTACACCTTCAAGTATTCCTATGAATATTTGTTCTCTTTTATACTTTGGCATTTTATCGCCTGGGCCGCCTTTAACAAAATATTTAAATTGTCCATTTTGTCTTGTTAAATTAGTTGCATGATTATGAGCGGCTGACGCAGTATAAGGTGGCTCACCTTCAGGCAAATTCCACGTAACCGTAGTGTCCATGCACCCTCTTATAATATCTTTTAAAGCCCATGTTTCACTTTCTTTTAAAACTTTAACTTTATCATCACGACTTCTTTGCTTGGCCATTTCTTCCAAAACTTCAAAAACGTATTGTTTCATTAAATAAACTCCTGTACACTTTCAATTAAATTATTACAACGCTTGGCAATTAAGTAAGGTAACACTTTACTTTTATTAGGCCAAGGATCTTGTTCTTCATATTTATTTATAATCTGATTTTTTAAGTCTTGTGGTGTTTCACTAAGGGCAATCAATTGTTCGTTTCTTAAGTAGTTACGATACCAAGAAGCAGCATATAGTAATTCGCCTTCTTCTAAGTCTTCAATAATACTATCTACTTTCTTTTGTGTCATAGGTGTTTGTCTGAAACCTTCTACAAAGGTATCGTCATTAGATAAAATGTTTGGTACACCATCGCCTTTATCACCACGTATAATATGATTAAGTAAATAGTATCTAGCATTATCTTCTTTAAGTTCTTTCTTAAGAAGAGGTGAGAACTGCTTTACATTAGGAAATCTTTGTAATTGTAAGAAATCTCTATCTGAAGAAACAATCATAATTTTTTCTGGATTAAATTCTACTCTAGATTTTTTAATTACAAGAGCACCAATAACATCATCTGCTTCGCATGCATCTACTCTAATAACTTTATAAGGAAAGTTTTCTGCGATTTCTTCTCTTACTAAAGTAAGTAAGCGAAATGCTTCATTCCAATCAAATGTAGAATCTTGCCTTGTTTTCTTACGGCTAGCTTTGTATTGTGGAAATACTTTCTTACGCCAATTATTTGTAGCATCTACTGCAAGAACCATTTCGCCATAAACATCTTTGTATCTTTTGTGATACATTCTAAGTGAATTTAATATCATATGACGAATCATTTGTTCATCATTAGTTTTATTAATAATAATACTAGCCAGTGCAATACCGCTGTAATCAACAATAATCATTATCCAATTCTCCTTTGATTATAATAATCATATGTACGTTTATAAACATACACATCCCATAATGTAGCATTCTTCATACCACCTTTAGGATCACCAAAGTAATTAAAACCGTTAGTTGGTTTTCTACCTTTTTTTTCTACTCTGAATTTCATATCAGATGAATTACAAGCTTTAACGATTTGTTTAACCATCGCAAATTCAGCCATATCTCTTGGATCTTTAGGATCAAACCTACCAATCCATGATGTTGATCTTTCGTGCTTTCCAATATGTATTCCCATTATATAACTCCCTTTTTCAACATAGCTTCCATTTCTTTTACCATAACATATCTTTTAAGAAGTTCTTTTTGAACTACAGTACCTTTTTCTTCTCTAGTTATTTGATAAGGTAGAGCATTTAATAAAACTCTTATCATCTCTTTAGTATCACCTTTTAAGATATGATCTTTTAATCTTTTGACTGATATTGGTTTTGACATTTTAGTATTCTCCGCTTTTTTCATTTTATAGATATATTATACCATACTTTTACGTAAATGTACACAGTTAATTACACTTATTTTAAAGTTTGTTATTAACATGTTAAACAAATCTTATATTTTAGATAAGAAATGTTTAAAAGCAGTAATGGATGTTGGAGTGGCAGAAATAGTAATATTTGGATTTCCACCAGCAGGTCCGAATGGTGTGGATGAAATTAGAGTAAGTTGGAAATCGTTTAAAACGGTTAAGAAATCTGTGATAGAGATATCAGATGGTATGTCAAAGTTATGGTTTATTTTAGTGATTGATTGAGTCATATTAAAGTCCTTTTTTCATTTTATAAGTATATTATACCATACTTTTCTCTAAAAGTAAAGGAAAATAAACATAACATGTTAATCATTTTCACCTTTATTTTTTTCTTGCTTTAATTTCCAAAGCATCCAATCATAATATCTGTCTGGTTCCTTTTCATCTTCTTCACCTAATTCGACGTGGTCACCTGTTCCAGTCATATCTTGAGTGTACTTATTTGTCATTTACCGTCTCGTTTCTTTGTAAGTTGTTCAATTCTATGGTCCATCCATTTAAGAACTGTTTCAATTTCTTCTTTGTTTAATCCAGCCCAAGATTCGCCATTAGCACAAGTAACCATATCAACACGTTCCCAGGATAGAGTGGCTAACACTGCCAGTTCTGTACTACATATACCAGTAGACGCCATTAGCCTCTCCTTATTTTTTAAGCTTTGTTGTATCTATTACTTATCTATATGTTCTTTTTGGTATTGCAATATGCTTCTTTCTTTTAATTCGTTAACTGTAACATTCCCAACTTTTATATCTTCAATAGCAGCAGTAGTTCTTTTTTTATTACTTTACCTTCAGTTCTTGTAATTGCTGTTGGCATATCTCTAGATCTCTTAGCTGCAGCTACAATTAATTCAAATTTATTTAGATATTTATCTTTTAGATCGTCATAGTAAAAATTACTCATTATTAAATCGTCCTTTATAAAAATATTAAACCTTTACCATGATTTTGTATTGCATTAAGAATAATGGCTAGGCATGTTAATATATGCAATAGCACCCAAAACGTTCTAAGGGTGTTATGAATATGATCATCTTTCTTATTATTATCGTAAGCTTTACTTCCCATAGCTTTACACCAGTATCGCCATAGTTCTTTCATTTGTATTCCTCCATTTTATTTTTTAAGTATATTTGCTATTTTTTGTGCTAGTTCTCTAAACCAATATTCTATATGTCCTTTAGTAGTTTCAGCAGCAGTACCAATTCTTATGCCACTTGTTTCTATAAAGTTTCTAGGATCATTTGGGACACCATTTTTATTAACTGTAATTTTATTTTCTTCTAACAAATCGGCAGCTTGTTTTCCTGAGTATTTGTTCTTTCTTAAATCAATTAATATAATATGGCTATCTGTTCCGCCTGTTAGTACTTCTATTCCATATTGTTTTAACTGACGTGCCATCGCCTGTGCATTCCATACAACTTGGTGTGCATACTGTTTAAAACTAGGAAGCAGCGCTTCTGTATAACATTGTGCTTTAGCAGCAATAATGTTCATTAGTGGTCCACCTTGTGTACCTGGAAAGATTGCACTGTTTATTTTCTTTGTGTAATCAGGATTGTTCCAAAGTATCATCCCGCCTCTTGGTCCTCTTAATGTTTTGTGTGTTGTGCTTGTTACAACATCTGCATAAGGTAAAGGACTATCATATGCGCCACCTGCCACTAAACCACTATAATGTGCCATATCAACAACAAGATACGCACCAACACCATCTGCAATATCTTTAAATGCATTCCAATCAATTTGTCTAGGATAAGCGCTTGCACCTGCTACAATTACTTTTGGACGACTTATTTTTGCCAGTGATCTTATTTGTTCATAATTTAATAAACCATCTTCGTCTACACCATAAGTTACTGCATTATAAACTTTACCGCTTAGCGTTGGAGGAGCACCATGTGATAAATGTCCACCACTAGCCAAGTCCATTCCCATGAGTGTATCACCTGGTTTCATAAACGCTTGATAGACAGCAGTATTTGCATTCACTCCAGAATGTGGTTGTACGTTTGCAAACTTACAATCGTATAACTCACAAACTTTATCTATTGCTAGTTGCTCAATTTCGTCCATGTGTTCGCAACCATTATAATATCTTTTGCCTGGATAACCTTCTGCATATTTATTTGTAAACACACTTCCACATAAATCCATTACTGCTTGACTTGTATAGTTTTCACTTGCAATAAGTTCAATTGTAGTATCTTGTCTATTCTGTTCTTTGGTTAAAATATATTGTATTTCTTTGTTCATTTCTATTTCTCATACTTTCCGTGTGGGTAAGGTTTTCCGTCTTTTAAATTTACAAATACTATATTATCAACTTGTGTAATAATTTTTTTAGTTTCCATATTACGTATTATTGCTTTAATAGTAATACTGGTTTTACCTATAGATGCAGTTTCCATACCAATTTCAATAATATCTCCATGCTTTGCACCATGAATAAAATCAGTACGTCCTATTGTTCTAGTAACAACGTTTCTACTTTCTAATTGACAAGTAACGTAGATGTATGATTCTTCATCTATCCAGTCTAATACTCTTCCACCAAACAGTAGACCTATAGCATTAAGGTCCTTAGGCGTAACCATTTTTCTAGTTCTATATATCAATTCATAAATTCTTCCATTGGAAATATCTTCGATATAGCTTTTGCACAAGCTATAGCAACTTCACTACATTCTTTTTGAGTACCATTAGAAGATCTTAAATCAATAAAATGAATCCAACTTCTTATAGTGCCATTCATGTAAAGTCTTGATGTAGTTAGTCCTTCTGGTAAGACTGCTCTTGCAACTTCTTTTGCAATTCCTTTTTTGATTGCTGCATTATAGACTTGTTTACAAGTCTGAATAACTTTTTGTTGTTCTTTTTCCCAATCAAGTTGGAAAGCTTTATCATCAACTTCAACACTACTTTGTCTATTCTTATCATCTTGTAGTCTAGCCTCTCTTGTAATAAATTGAAGTTCTTCTACTGGATTAGCGTACCTTTGGCTGAACTCTTGAAAACTAAAACTTCTATGTCTAAGTATTTGTCTTGCAATGTCTCTTGTAGTATTGATCTCAATACAAGCACTTGCCATTTCAAATGGTGACCAATGCTGATGTTTAATAAGATACTTTAAAAGCTTTTCATTAGTTGCAGTGTTTGTTTGTCCTGATGGATTAGATACTCTTGCGCAATACGCAATTAAATCTTGACACGACTTTATATTCCATTCATCTTGATACTCTTCAAACTCAGATGGTTTACTATAAGATATTAACTTAGCTATCATTTCCATTAACTTTTTTCTCCTAACATTGTCCAGTCATCACCATATCCAATAATGCATATGCTGTTGTATGATGGATGAAATTCTAATATGCTGAAAGTTTTTGTTTTTACGTTAACAAATATTTGTAGTGGTACATGTGCCGGCACATCGCTTAGCCCGTCTGTATCATGAACTTTAGTGCTTTGTATTGCAGTAATTAATGGAATCTCACCTTTAGCCTTTATTGCTTCAAGCGCTACATCTTTTTCTTCACACATAACCGGCTTGTCATTCCACTCTCCTGCTAATGAATCATGAGGCCAGAACATAAAGGCGGCCATAAGAATCCAAAATATAAAGAATGCATAGGTAAGTTTTTTTATCATAGTTTAAAATCCTTAAATCTTTGTCCAGTTGTTGTCTTATCAAATACCGGAGTGTCATCTGTTAAAGTTTGCTGAGTTTCTTCTACATCATATAATCGCATTTTACTACGATCAACACCGATTACAAATCTTTTATGTTGTGTAGGATCATTATATCTGTTCTTTAATTGCTTAACCATAAACTGCCCTTGTTGCTCAAGCTCTTCAGTAGATATTAATGCAAACATTAAGTCCGCGGTTGCGGGTAATCCAAAAGATTCACTCGTATCTTCCAGCCCAACATCCGAGTTAGAATAACCAGAACGAGTCGTCTGCGTTGCAGAGAAGATCGGTACGTTAAACTCGACCGCAAGGCCACGTAGCTCTTCAGCAATTGCCTTAATGTAAGAGTAAGAGTTGATTGCACCGCCCATTCCTTTCATTCTAGAACTTGCACATATATTTAAATAATCAATAAAGATTAAGTCTGGTTCAAATTGTCTTTTCAATTTAAGTTCATTAAGTAATGCTCTAAAATGACCAGAATGTGCAGAGCCGGTTGGATATTCTTTTATAATAAGTTTACCAGTTGTCTTACGTGCTATATCAGAAACCTTTGTAGTAAACATGTCTTTTGATAACTTATCAAGCTGATCGATAGGAACATTAAGTAAGTTAGCATCAATACGCTCAGCTATACGTTCCTCAGCCATCTCCATAGTAATATATAGGACATTATGACCTTGCACCATTGATGCTGCAGCCACATGACACATAAAGAGAGACTTACCGACGCCGGTACCAGCGAGAGCAATATTAAGAGTTTTACGTGGGACACCACCTTTAGTGATTGTGTTAAAATATTCCAAATCAAATGGTAGCCTGTCTTCTTCGGTATGATAAAAGTCATATCTTTCTTCAACATTTTCTGTATAGTCATGACCAACCTTTAAGTCAAATCCAACACCAAGAGCTTTACTTAATAAGTCAGGTAATGCACCTTTTGTCAGCTCTTCGTGTTTTCCATCAATTATTGATATTGATTCCATAATTGCATTATATATTGCTCTATCCTGACACCACTTTTCAGTTGTATCGAGAAGCCACTGCTCATCTACTTTATCGTTAGTAAATAACTGTGGAACTATATCCATCGCCAGGTTATACTGCTCATCACTTAACTTTTCTGACTGATCGAGTTCAATCTTAAATGACTCAGCATTTGGCAACTTATTATACTTAGCAACAAACTTACCTGCCTCACGAAACAATATCCTATATATGCCAGCAAAGTAGTCAGGTTTTATAAACGGCAAAACCTTGCGCATATATTCTTCATCAGTAAGAAGATTTCGTAATATAGTTTGTTCTAAATTAGTAGGCATAGGCAGCTTTTCTCAAGTCCTCATCAATTTGTTTTTGTACATCATCAACTCTACTTTCTAAGTAGCTTATTGAAGTATGTATATGACCAGTATCTTCTGGCATTAGTTTACTCTTTGCAATGGAGATTTCATCCATTAATAATATAAGTCTTTGACTAGTCGTTATTTGCATTTTTTACCTCTTTTGTTACAACGCTTCCTTCTTCAATACCTTGAGCCATAATTTTTTCTAATAACTCTCCAGCAAAATCTTGAAGCTTGGTTTCACTTACTTTAAGCTCAGTGTCTGGTGTGTACACTATTTTAAAATCAAATGACATATTCTTTGGTATCTCATTAAATTTTACTGTGCCGTATTTAAGAACAGTTTCAGTATACGGTCCTCTTAGCACCCTAACATTCCAGGCCTGCTCATCAACTCTGTCTGGAATAATTTGATAATCAATGTTCTCTCTCAACACCATTAATTTTCATCCTCTTTAGCAAGGTTTACTTGATTATTTAGTATTGAAAACTTATTAGTTAAGTACTGCTTAAAGTCAGTTTCTTCAATAATTGGTTTCCAAAAGCTTTCACTTAACGTTTCCTTTTCTCTTACTTTAGGTTCCATTAGCTCGCCAGTAGACTTATCTACTCTGCAATACCAGCCATTTGAAGGTTTGGCTACATAGTTGCCAGTCAATGCAACATCGAGTAAACCTGACCATTGCTGTACACCGCCATCCCAACTAACTGAGATAGGAATCTTTGATTTTTCTTTTACAAACCTGGATTTTTCTACGTTAATTACGAAGTGATAACCTTTGATTTCTGTACCAACTTTATCTTGTTGACGGCCAAGAATCCAGATATTATCTGCGCTATAGTAGATACCAGTACCACCAGAAACTACAGCTTTTGGAAATAAACCAATCTCTTGATAAGTATGATTAACTGCAAGCAAAGGTATATCTTTCATATTTAAATACGGTGTAACCATTCTAAATAAACCTTTTAAAGCTTTTGCCCTTGACATATCAGCCACTGATTTCTCGTTGATGGCATCATCTAATTCTTTTTTAGAGGCAAGATTGCCTATTGAATCAATTACAATTACAACTTTATCATCCCTGTCTAGACCTTCAAGCTGACTTATCATATCAAACTTTAACTCTTCAACATTTGTAATTGGAGTATGCAATACTCTGTTTGTATCAATACCGAAGTTTTCAAAGTATGCCTGTGGTGAGCCGAACTCTGAATCATAAAATAATAATACAGAATCTTCGTATTTCTTTAAGTATGCACTTGCCATGATAAGCGCAAATGACGTCTTAAAGTGTTTAGATGGACCTGCTAGTACAGTAAGTCCTGGCGCTAAACCGCCATCCATTGAGCCGGATAAAGCTACATTAATCATAGGTACATCAGTTGGTACCAGATCCTTATCATTAAAGAATTTAGAATCAGCTAGAATTGATGTGTAATCAACCTTAGTATTCTTTTTCAATTTGTCCATTATTGACATTCGTGTCTCCTAGTGCGGGATTGTTTGTTTAATAATATAGTCATTAACATTTACTTTAGGTTCCCAACCTAAAGATTTTAGTTCAGTTATATTTGCTACATTTGTTTTTGCTTCACATGCGTCACCATTAGTAAGAGGTAAGTCATTAAAACCTGCGATAATAGCTAAGTCTTCTACAGAATTGCCTTCACCTGTACCAATATCATAGGCATTGTTAAGTATACTTATGTCTTTACTCATGAGTAATGTTATTGCTTCAATTACGTCACTGACATGTATAAAGTCTCGTATATGATGAGTTACATACTCAACTTTATGATCAAGCAATTTTGGAATAAACATGTTTTTACGAGCACCTTCACCATATACAGTTGTAAATCTTAAGGCTACTTGTTTTTCAAATGCAGTCTCTTCATTTACTTTTTTTGTTGTACCGTACGGTGACAGCCACCAGTTATGTATACATGATGATGATGCGTATAGTAATGGTATGTTATTATAGTGACATATTTTCTGTATCGTATTTGTGTTTTCTACGTTATTTTTCCAGTACATTTGAGGATCTTCAATGCTCTTTCTTACGTTAGCGTAAGCGGCAAGATGTACTACATAGTCAACGCCTTCTACATTAAAATCTTTTATGCATCTTGAAGGATCTTGTCTTAAATCCCATTCAGTAACTTCCTTTCCATCGTTTATTAATCTATTCTTTAAGTGACCACCAATAAAGCCACGTGAACCTGTAATAGCTACGTTCATTTTACTTTCCATTCTGTTTGTCTCGATAATAGTATTATTATACCATAAATTGGTCCAATTGTAAAGGACTTTTCTCATAAAAATTTTCTTGTGATTTGTTATTTTGAATTAAGAAGTTGGTGTCAACTAATTGATTATCCAGGAATCCACTTATAAACTTTAGTACATTGTCAGCCATGTCAGTTGCAGTTGTCACAGGGACGTTTTGGCATATGTGATTTAAGTTTTTCTTTCCACCTTGAAGCATAAAGTCATCGGGTAATCCCATGATAGTTAAGCACTCTCTTATAGTAAGATATCTGTCTAAGTCTGGGTGAGTTAACTCAAATGGCAGGTGACCAACAAAAGCTCCAATAAAGTCTTTAGGTACAGTAACTAACCTACGCATAATGTTATTGCCAGCCAATAGTTTTTTATACATCGTCATAGCCTTTTCAGACTCTTTCACATAGCCATTACTGCTTAACCATGATGACACTTCATTATACTTAATATTATGATTTTCAATATAATCCATAGGATTAACGGTCTTTGTTAAAGAATTTTGAAACTCATTATGAGTTATTCCACCACACATTTCTTTAAGAACATACTGATAAAAAGCATTATGAGATGGTATCTTATCATTAGTTAAGACGGACATGGGATCATCGGGATGGTTTTTAGCAGAGCGTATGGTATCTTCAATTCTCTTGTGTTTTCTATTGTAGTACTCGAGCTTAGGTACCTTATTGCCTTTCCAAAAGAAATAGAATGACCTATCACGAACTTGACTTAGTCCATGAAGAATAGACTTTGTTTTATATAGCGAGAAAGTGTAACCATACTTTCTTCCAATTTCTCTGAGACTTTCGACAATTGGTTCTCCCATCTTTGAAGCGAGTCTTGGTGCGTTTTCACCCCAGAATACTCGAGGTTTGACAGTACCCAGGACATAATTAGCAGAGGTAGACATCCAATCGTTAGCAGCAGCATTAGAAGATGCTGAAGTATTGAGACTAGACAGACCAGCACAAGGACAAACAGTATTAACAACATCGACGCTAGGTAAACTATGTGTCCTACCGTTATCCAAAAGATAGTAGGGAACTTCTCCTTTATAGTACTCAACCAAGTGAGTATCATTTGGTGTAAAGTCAGCATAGCTTAAAATATACTCCGGTTTCTTTTGAAAGACATTTTGCATAGCAATTGTCTCTCCACCAATTAGTGGTACTATGCTCGCATAGGTATGCTCCATTATTGTAAATCCTCAACTCTCCAACCTTTATCAACAATTACGTTCACCGCCTTAGCTCTTGGTAAGCATGTACTACTTAGTACATCATTTACTACGACTCTACAACCTTGTGATACTCCAAGTATCAATTGGTCATAAGGTATTAAATTGTCATCAAGAAGCTGTTCAGTAAATGTTCTTGCACCTTCTTTTCTAGCTGACACTAATATAATCTTATCACCTCTTGAGTCAAGCTCATCGAGTGCTTCCTTAATTCCCGGCAACAACTTAGCAGAGTTCTTTAAGTTCGAGTATCTGTGCGCGTGTTTAAATATCGTTCCATCCAAGTCAATGAAGTATGTATTTGGTTTTTTAGTGTAATACTCAGATATCATACCTTTAAATAAGGCAAGGTCTTCAGGTGTGCCTGTTGACCAGTACTTACCTACGCTATCATATGTTTCTGATATGTGTGATATTCCTATACTATGACCTTCATTAATAAGATAGTTATATGTTTCTGAAATATAAGTTTCATTTTTCTTATTAAAGTTTCTTAATGACTGGGTGCCTGACTTTACAAATGACTGAGCATGTTTCCAGTAGTGTACACCTACTAATGCTTCGCCGTCAATACCACCTTTTGGCTTTTCAACCATCTTAACCACTTTGTTATTTATCATCTTGGCAAATGAGTTCTTAAGATTTTCAGAATCATAAGTAAGTACACAACCATCATAGCTTCTGCTATTTGCAAGAAACGTTGCCGAGTCCCAGTTAAGGTACTGATCACAGTTTGTAATAATAAGCTCACCATCATAATCATCTAACATTCCAGCCAATGCCGTTTCAGCCGCACCGGTAGTGACATGATCAATTATTTCAATAGTATAAGTCGACTCTGAGTTATCAAAGTATTGATCAAGTTCTATATTTAAGTCAGACATATACGTGCCGCCTAAGTCTCTACACACAAATACGTAATCACCTACAATATCGAGTGACTCAACTGCATATCTTATCAGACTCTTGTTATTTACTTTTATTAGAGGTTTGTGTGTTAGGTAGCCAGCATTTGTAAATCTGGATCCTAAGCCTGCCATTGGTATAATCACTCTCATTTGTACATATCCTTATATTTTATTGCATAATCTGTGCAGATTCCTAAAGCACCTTCAGGAACCTCATTGCCATATCTTTCTGGTAGTACTATATATGAGCCAGCAAAACCTTTGCCGGGAAGTGCCCATAGCTCACCTTTCGATGTCATGACTACATCCTCATCAGTATGATAAAACACTCGTTTTCCAAGGTTATTTAAGTACACTAAAGCTCCAACATTTTTAGAATGAAACCAGACTCGTTTATCACTAAGTAGCCATTCAGGACAGTCATGCGTTGCGTGATCATGCCCAATAATAAGCTTATTATTAATTAATCTAACATCAACTTCAACATCAAAACCATAAGACAATGCCTCGTCAATGGTGTCAGGATGATTTTCAATTTCAGGATCTGGACCTACCATTAGACCTCTATGAGCTATAATCTTCATCTTTCCACCACATACTTATCACCAATAATACTCGGTGTTTTTATACATACAATTGAACAGTCGTCAACAAAGTTTGCATCAACCACGAAGTCAGGATATATCACAAATAAGTCACCTTTCTTATAAGTGACTCCATCAATTTCCACAGCACCATCAGTAACATAGTTATACTCAGTTGCAACCTTATGATAGTGTTTATCCCATATCTCACCCTTAGGATGAGTTCTTATTGATATTTCAAAATCTTTTGTCTTAAATAACGTAGGTTCAAAATCACCAATGAACCAACCTTTAGTAAAACTTTTTATATCAAACTTTTCAATTGTGCCACGCTTATCCATTTAATACCTCCTCAGCATTTTTCATAATAATATCATTCATATACTTACCACTTTTTTTATCTGGTGTTATCATATCTTTTAGTTGTTTATGTAATCTATTATACAACATTTCATCACCATTGTAAAGGTTTATTTTTTCTAATAAGTCGTTTGAATCTTTAACTCTTAATTCTTCAGGAAATCCAATATTTTTTTGCTCATCATATTCTGGATGCATGAATGGTATTATGCCGTGCTTAATCATTTCCCAGAATTTACCAGTTGCCCAGCCTGGAGCGATCGGTATGCAGAAAGTATACTTAGTTCTTGGAAACTGCCAAGATAGCTCAGACATTGCAACCTGTTTAATCCTAGGATCTTTTAAAGCTTTTTCATTCCATACACCATAAACCTGTACGTCTTCAACGCTATCAAGTATAAAGTTCTTTAAGTCATTATATCTTGACGGCTTACCTTCATTCAACCATAATACCATATTGATATCGCGCTCAGGTTCGGGTTCATCAAAGAAGCTATCTAATCCGATTGATTCTTCCTCTTCAACAACATATAGCGTTTCAATGCCTGAATACACTGCAGGTACCTTATCAATAATCATCTCATTAGATTCATAAGAAACCCTGTGCTCAACTTCGACGGTCTCATTGATCAGCTGTAATATTCGTTTTGGTGGAATTAAGATATCTTTAGTTGGCTTAGGATAACATCTTGGATCAAGTGACAGCACCATATATGGAATTTTCGTCTCATTAATAAAATGATGTATTGGACCGGCATACTTCGCGGCCGCCATCAGTGTCTTAATATGTTTACCATCCTTCATGGTCTTACCTTGTACGGCATATTCTAGCACACCACCTGCAATAAAGATACCTATATCAAACTTGTCTTCTGTCTTAATAACATGCTCAATATATCTCCATGACTCTGTTATCTCATCTTTATCATCTTGGTTATCAAACCAGTCTTTAAACTTAGCCCATACGTCAACCACGTTACCATGCGGATCCACTTTCTTTCTTACATCAGGTTTTAACCTTGAAAAGTTTGACCTTCCTATAAGATAGAATGTGTCCTGTGGATTAAACTTAATAAGTGTTTGAAATATAATCCTTGCGTCAATTGACCCGGCAGTCATAGCCTTCTTACCAGTACCTTTTTCTTCTGGTCCAAACTTTATTGACTTACCTATTTTACCTATTGCTATTCTCATAATACTCCTTACACTCACTTAAAACTTTTTGTACATATACTTTATCATTTAATTTACGGTTAAGTCCTGAAGGGTGTGGCAACTTAAAGTGACCTACACTAATCTTTGTTAGAGCTTCAGACGCAACGTTACCTAATGCGATAACTTTATCATAACCTTTACTAATAGTATATAGCCTGTCATAATCTATGTCTTTTTTTGTAAACTGGCCAGGGTGAGGATAGGTGTTAGAAAATGAAAAAAAATTAACACCTATCCAATCCATCCACTCGTACATTTTACCGATGGTACTACCACCACGTACACCGTCATCTTTTTTTCTGAAATCCTGTCCTGGTCCGGGGTTTTGTGCGATGACTAAAACTTTATCCAATCCCATACTACTTCTGCCTCTTTAAACATTGATATTGAACTTGATATTGAGTCTTGCCAGTTTTCTGGTATCTCTTGCTCCGGTGTTACAACTCTACTTATGCCAGCTTGGATTAAACCTTTTGCGCAATCATGGCATATTGGTAAACCTATTACGTAGATTGTAGAGTCTTTTAATGATACACCATTTTCAGCTGCGTTATAAATCGCATTCATTTCTGCATGAACTATACGTTTATATTTTATAGCCTTATTTAAATAATATAATTCATGATCATCTACTCCTCTAGGAAAACCATTATATCCTTGAGCTATTACTGTACGATTTTTAACTGCAATGGCGCCAACTTGTGTTGATGGATCTTTTGACCACGATGACACGAGCTTTGCCATTTCTAAAAATCTTATATCCCACTTATTTAACAAGATCAAAGTGCCTTTCATAAACATGCAAGTTTTGTACTTGCCAAATGATATCACCACATGAAATTGGTTCTATACTCTCATTCTTACATTGATTATAATCTTCAATTAATACTTCTAGAACATAAAGCTGCCAAGCATAGTCATTCTTGTATCCGAACACGACATCGTTTGAGCGCATTTGTACGACACAGTGTAGTTTATCATCACGTATGTAATAAGTAACGGCATTAGTACATATGAAATCACTCTTACCATTTTCATTATATTCCTCCCATATACTTGGACGATTGTAAATCATTGATGCTCTACGACCATCAGGATTTTCTAGTAACTCATCAAGAACTCTACCATATTGATAATAATACTTATCAGAGTAAATTATTTGACCATAGTTTGAGTTAACTTCACCCCAGTCATTTGCTGCCAGCTTCCACGCAACAGGTACTTTACCTGAAATTGCGTTAACATTAGCAACCTGACTCCTATACCAATTTAATTCTCTGTCAATATAATCTTGATTAGGCTCACCAAATATTGAAGGTTCATCTGCCAGAAATGATGCACCAATCCACTCAATAGTTTTTTGTCCGGTCTTATCGATAGTAAACACTTCATTTAAAAGCTTTGACTTAAATAGATTTCTTACATTTTCAATCTTATTAATCATCTTGACCTTCCATCTTTCCACGCATATATGAGACTGCAAAAGAGCAGTAGTTAATCATATCTTTATAAGTATCTTCGAGTGATTCAAACTTTGGATCACCTTCAGCTTCAAGTAAAGACTGCGCACGTAATAGTTTTTGGTGTATCATATCATGAATAGTGTCAACACCTCTACGATAGTGCATAGCCTGCTTTATATTTGATTTAGGATTTTGATAATCTTGTGACTTTCTTAACTGTAACTCAATACATTCATTAAGAACGTTTACTGATTCTTTAGACTTTGACAATTTCATCTCCATATATAAAGTGTCTGTTATCCAGATCAATTATGCAATGATCAATTAATTTTTCATGCATCTTATCGACATTAATTCCACACTTGGAACTATGTCT